ACGAAAAAAAGCTGGTTGGCGCTGGCTGGCGTCGGATCGACATTAAGACGAACAACCGGGCCGGAACGCCGGTTATTGAAAGTGTTTATTGCTCATTTCCGAAGCCGCTGGTTTTGCATGACTATACACACGTCGGCACCGACTACCATGACCGCAACCGCATCAAACGGAAGCGCCTTAATTGGTTGCGGTTTTTGTCGGAAATGTCGGAGCATGAGCGTTATGCGATCGTTTCGGCGATCAATCAACAGGTCGAAAACTGGAAAGCGGAAAACGCCCCGGCCGAGGACTTGGCATTTATCGCCGCGGAACGGGCCGCCCGGCGCTATGAAAAAAAGATCAATCCGCCCGCGGCAAAGGTCCCGGCCCCGGAACAACCCGAGTTAATCGAAGGGATCAAAACGGCCGACTTCGACGGGTCCAGCGTCGGCGGCCATTTGCGGGACTTTTAAGGCATTCGGTATTTCAATCAAACATGGAAGTTACGCAATGTTACAAATGCGGCCGGCCGATCATCTTTTTGACCGAACATCGATCGAATGTAAATAAACACCCGCTGGACGCCGCGCCGTCGGAATACGGGCAATTTTACGTTTACGAATATCCGCCATTGCCGCCCGGGGCGATCTCGCATGAAATGAAACTAGAATATCTCTTAAACCCGCCGCTGAAGTTTTACCGCAAATTGACCGCGGAAAGCGCGAAAAAACACGTCGAATTTCTTAAAACAATGACGACTTTTTTCGGCGATCTCGGGAAATGGCCGCTGGACCTTTACACGTCACATAAAGACACTTGCACGAAAGCCGATCGGGGCCGGCGCTAGATCTCAACGCCGCCGGCGGCGCTACTGCAGGTTTTCTTTTCTGGAAGCCGCCCGGCATTCGGCATGTATTCAAAACGCCGGCAATTGCGTTGCCAAATGCAACCCGGCAAAGGCCCCGGGGCGTTAGTGGGAGCGAACCGGGGCCGCTTTCGATCAAAGGGCGGTTTGATAATTTAGAACACGCATTGACAATTTTCGGAATTGCCCGGAAAATCGAAAATGTTCGGATTGTAGGGGCTTCCCGCTTCTACTTTTCCTTTTGTGTAAAAGGCCGCTGGTTGAATCACCCGATTTGACCGGCGGCCTTTGTCGTTATAATCTGGCTTTGCTCTCGCATATTCTAAACACAAAGGAAATTGACAAATGAAATTTGAAATCGATACAAGTCTAACCGCGCGTTTTTTATCACCGGGCCGCCCGTCGATCGAAGCGATTGTTTTACATGACACGGCCGGAAGTGGGACGCATAACGACACAAAATATTTAGCGAACCCGGGCGACGGCCGGAAAGTTTCGGTTGATTTTACCGTTGAGCGCGACGGGGCCATTTACCAGCTTAACCCGTCGCTTCGGACCAAACACGCGAACCATGCCGGCCGGGCGACGAAATTGATCGTCAACGGGCGGACCTTTCGCAATAACGACGTCACACAACGAACGATCGGCATTGAAATTGTCCATGCCGCGAACCCCGCAAAATTCGATCCCGTTTGGCCCGGCGCTCAAATTGAAGCCGTCGCCTTTCTATGCGCGAAGCTTTGCAAGGATCATGGTTTGACGAAAGCGCAAGTTACGACACACGCCGCCATAATTACCGACGGAAGCCGAAGCGATCCGCGGGGTTTCCCGTTTCCCGACTTTTGGGATTATTTTAACCATTACGCAAACGACGGCACCGTTTCGGGCGGCGGAAACCCGGCCCCGCTCTCAAACCCGGTTTATTACACCGTTGTTGACGGCGATACGCTTTGGAGCATCGCGAAACGGCATAATACAACCGTCGAAGCGATCAAAGCATTAAACCCGAGTTTGGCAACCCCGTCGAATCTGATAACCCCGGGGGAGTTTTTGAAAGTAAAAAAATAGGTCCAGCGCCGCCCGGGGCGTTGTGCGATCGATTATGAAATTCCTACAAACAAAATTCGATGCGATTTTGATAACGCTGATTTTCTTTATCATTTTTGCGTCATACCTTGCGACTCGGGAGCGCGACATTTTATTGTTGGTACGTGATTGTTTTCTCGTATTAACGGCGCTTCTCGGGTACAAACGCGCAACCGAAACGTCGGCGGCCCCGCCCGATCCGGCAACCGAAGTCACCGCGAAAACGGAAAGCGGCGACATTTCCATTACCCGCCCGGCCATCGATGACAACGCCGCGGGCGGCGATACTCGAGACGAAAAGGAAAAGTAAATTGTATGAAAAAACTACACTGTATTATTTTGATATTCGCCGTTTTGTCGGCGCTGGTTTTGCCGGCGTGTAACAATCGGCAAATCGACGCTTTGCGGGCCGCAACCGAAGCGTCGTATAGATTACCCGCGGCGCTAAACGATCTCATTGCCGATATCGAAAAGAACGTTGCCGACGGGACCTTTTCAAACGCCGACGGCCGGAAATTCGGCGGGCTCATTAACCCGGTTGCAAAAGCTTCCGTTGTTTATGTCGGGCTGGTAAAGGCCGCAAACGCTCTAAACGACGAACGCGTTGCATTGACCGCAAAGGCCGATAAAACCGAAGCCGAAAACAACCAGCTTGCACAGCTAACGGCGAAACTGAAAACCGACGTCCCGGCGATCCGATCATTTTTCGATTTGAAAATATTAGGCCCGTTTCTGGATATATTCGAGCAATTCAAACTGTTATCGCCGGAAAACCGGGCGTTGATCGAATTAGCCATTACGGCCGTCGCCGCGATTTTGCGCCGACTCGGCGGCTCGGGCGTTTTCAATTTGGATGCGGCAAAGAAATTGCCGGCAGATATCGCCGCCCGCGGCGTTGAGGTCCCGGGGCGGCCCCGGTTGACGTTGAGGTATATATAAAATGGCCGAAGACAACAAAGCGAAAATTATCGCCGCTCTGAAAATTCTCATGGACCTAATCGAAAGCGATCAAATCCATGTTGACGAAATAAAAGACTTGACGGCCGGCGAGATCATTGCCCGGGCCGAGCTGGAAGCCGCAAAAGCCGTTGAGGGCTCGGATCGGTTGCAAAACCTTCCGAACGATTAAGGCCCGGGGCTCGGTAATTGCTTTCAAGGGGTTTTATTATGGCGGAAATAATCAAGGCGTCGAAATACGCCGATATTCACAACACGACGGAACCGGCCGCGGGGCCGGCCGTCGATCAATCCCACAATATGAGCGAAGACAACGACAACAAAAAAGAACGCCGAAACACGAATTTTTTTACGTGGGCGAATTTGCGCCTTGCCGTCATTAACGCGGTAATTGTCGCCGTCGTCGGCGGGATCTCGGTTTATACGACGCAAGTATTAGCACAACAAGCGCTGGAAAATAAGGTTACAACGCTGGAAGCGCTGGTTTCTGAACGGCAAAAATTCCGCGACGATCAAATTGCCGAACTGAAAAGCGACGTCAATAACAAGCTTGTCACCCGGGAAATTCTGGACCTTCGATTGAAGCCGATTCAAGACGAAATGTTGTATCAAAGGCAATATCTCGAAAAGATCATGCAAGCGGTCCAAACGACACGGCCGGCCCCGCCGTCGCAATAGCAAGGGTTTTTATGGTTTAATAAGACGCCCCGCCGCGAACCGGCCCGGGCGTTTTTCCTATCTCGCAACATGGCAAATACAGACGAAAAAAAAGACGATCGGACCGCGGCGCTGGACTTTACGGCCGGGCTTCGCGACGAAACCGGGAAACTGTATAAATTCACGGTCAAGGAATCCGCGTTTGTCCATGCCTATTTAACCGATGCAAAATTTGTCGCAACTACCGCGGCGAAAATGGCCGGCTTCGATGCTAAAACGGACCTTGCCTTTCGCGTGATAGCTTGTCAACTAATGAAAAAGCCGCATATTATCGCCGCGATCAACGCGGCCTTTGAAGCGCTGGCAATGCCGAAGTTTGAGGTTATTTACAGGCTCGGCGACGTCGCCCGGGGATCGATCGAAGACGTCATAAACGAAAAGGGGCAATTGGACATCGAAGCCGCCCGGGGCCGCGGAACGCTCGGGCTCATTAAAAAAGTCAAAATTAAACGAACGTCGAAGGTTGTCGAATCCGTCGCCGAAGCTTTCGGCCTTTCCGATCCGCGCGGCGATATCGACGCCGACGAAACCCGGGAAACTCTCGAAACTCATATTCTGTTTGAGGAAATTAGCTTTGAAATACATGATCCGCTTCGCGCAATGGAATTGCTCGGAAAGCATGGCAAGCTTTTCACGGAAAAAATCGAACAAACCGGGGCCGACGGAAAACCTTTAATCCCGGAATCTGCACACGTCGCAATTTACTTGCCCGACAACCAGCGCGGAGATACCAGCGCCGACGTGCTGGCAACGGCTGGCAAGCCGAAGCGATCGAAGACAACCCGAACCATGCCCGACGAACCAAAAGACGCTTAAAACGCCCGCATTTGCAAAATGGTCGAAATCCGCCCGCAACCAAAACAGGAAATGTTTTTATCGTCGCCCGCGGACGTGGTTATTTACGGCGGCGCGGCCGGCGGCGGCAAGTCATGGAGTTTATTAGCCGAACCGCTTCGGCATATAGACAAATCGAATTTCGGCGGCGTGATATTCCGCCGGGACCGCCAACAAGTCACAAACGAGGGCGGTTTGTGGGACGAATCAAACGACATGTATGCGCCGTTTGGCGCGATCTCGAATGAAACAAATCTTTTCTGGACGTTCAAAAGTGGCGCGGCGATCGGATTCGCCGGGGTCCAGCATGAAAAAGACGTCCAAAAATGGCAAGGCTCTCAAATCGCCTATCTCGGATTTGACGAATTAACACACTTTACCGAACATCAATTTTTCTATCTCTTATCTCGGAACCGCTCAAAATCGGCCGTAAAATCTTATGTCCGCGCGACATGCAACCCCGATGCCGACTCATGGGTTGCCGGCTTCATTTCATGGTGGATCAACCCGGCAACGGGTTTCCCGATCCCGGAACGCTCGGGCATTATCCGCTATTTGGTCCGCAACAATGACAACAATTATTGGTTTGACGATCGGGCCGACGGCGAAGCATACGCCGCGGCGACGTTTCCCGAAATGGTCGATAAATTCGGGGCGTCGTTTTTTTGCAAATCGGTAACTTTCATTTCGGCCGACGTCTTCGATAATCAGATTTTGCTTGCGAACGATCCCGGCTATCTCGCGAATTTGCTTGCCTTACCGCTCATTGAGCGCGAAAGGCTTTTAAGCGGTAACTGGAAAATCCGGGCGTCGGCCGGCAAGGTATATAATCGCGAATGGTTTGAGATCGTTGACACGGTTGGTTATGGCGGCGTTGACGTGCGATTTTGGGACCTTGCCGCGACGGAAGAAAAGCTAAAGACGAATTCCCGCAAAACCGATCCCGACTATACGGCGACGATCAAATTGCGCTATTTCGCCAAAACCGGCCTTTGGATTATTACCGATGCTTTTCAAATCCGCGCGGCCCCGGCGAATGTCGAAAAGCTTGTTTTTCAAACGGCCGAACTGGACCGCCGACACGCAAAGGCCGAAAAGTCTCGCTATTGGGTAAGGTGGGAAATCGAACCGGGCTCGGCTTCGCGCCGGGAAAACGCCCGCTGGATAAAACAGTTAAGGGGTTATGACGCAAAGGGCGTCGAAACCGGCGGCAGGGATAAACTGCAACGGGCGCTTAATTGTTCCGTACAGGCCGAAAGCGGCAACGTCAAGTTGCTTCGCGGCTCATGGAATAATATGTTATTGACTAACTTGCATGGTTTCCCGGAATTGCCGCATGACGATCTTTTCGACGCGACAAGCGGCGCGTTTAATGAAACTATCGCCCGGGGCGTCGCATTATCAGGTTAGAATTTTACAATCAGGATCCTAACGCCGCCCGCGACGTTGCGAGATCCGAACATGGAGAAAACGACAATGGAAATAGCCGAACGGGGCGACACTTTGACGCCGGAACAACGGGCCGCGATCACGCAAGCGCTTCAAAAGATAGCCAAAAAACAAGAGAAAATTAAAAAGTATTACGACTATTACGACGGCCGGCATTCGATCAATTTCGCTTCCGAGAAATTCCGAACCGCTTTCGGCGATCGGGTCCAAAACTTTCGGGACAACCTTTGCAAAATTCCCGTCAAGGCCCCGGCCGATCGACTGGAAATTATCGGCTTCAATCAGGAAGACAACGACGTTTTCTATAACGATAGCTGGACAATCTGGAAGCGCTCACAAATGCCGAAGCTTACAAAACGCATTCACCGCGAAGCGTTCAAAACCGGCGACGCTTATTTGATCGTTTGGGCCGACGATAAAGACAAGGCCCGCATGTATCCTCAAGACTCGCGAAATTGCGCCGTTTGGTACGATGCGGACACCGGCGCGATCCATCACGGCGCGAAGCAATGGCGCGGCCCGGCCGACTCCGATTTTGTTTACCTATCGCTTTATTACCCGGATCGGATCGAAAAATACATTTCGCGATCCAAACAGGCAAAGGGAAACGTCCCGGCGTCGGCGGCGGGCTTTATGCCCCGGCCGATCGAAGGGGAAGAATGGCCGCTTACACATGAATTCGGCGTTTGCCCGCTTCTACATTTCGGGCTGGAAAATTCGATCTTAGATGACGCTATCCCGCTCAATGACGCGCTAAACAAATCATGCGCCGATTTGCTGGTTTCGTCGGAAGCTAACAGTTTACGGCAACGCTGGACGGCCGGGATCACTTACGAGATGGACGCCGAAAGCAATGAGCAGATAATACCTTTCAAACCGAACGCGCAGTTTGTCGGGTCCGATGATCCTAACGCAAAATTCGGCGACTTTGCCGACGCGACGCTAGAGGATTTTTTGAAGGTTATAGAAAATTGGCGGCTGGAAATCGCGAACGCAACCGGCGTCCCGGCATGGTATTTCAAACCCGATTTAGGATCATTCCCGTCGGGCGAAGCGCTCACGAAAAGCGAAGCGCGATTTGTCGGGCTCATTACCGACGCGCAACTAGATTTTGGCGAAACGTGGGCGGCCGCGATCAAAATTGCAATGACGATCGACGGCAAACCCGTCAAGGATGATAAGGAAATCGAGGTCAAGTGGACCGAAGCCGCGAAAATGTCGCCGAATGAGGCCGCCGATCTCGCAAACAAAAAGAAAAATTTAGGGGTTTCGGAACGGCAACTATTATCCGAGATCGGTTATACCGACGCGGAAATTGAAAAGATGCAAGGTGAAAACGAGGAAGCCGCCGCCGCCGCCGCGGAATCGTTCAACAAGGTTTTCGACGCCGGGACAAAACTTGCCGGCGGGTAATTACTCGGGTCCGCAACGTCGCCCGGGGCGTTGTCGTCGAATCGGCGAAACGCGCGCGATCATAACGCCGCCCGGGGCGTTGAGATCCACAAAACACAAAAGGAACCATGACGACACCGGCAGACCGCGCCCGAAAAACTCTACTTGACCGCGAAAAGCGGCAAGGGGTTTATTTCGTTCGCGAATTCCGCAAAATTCAACAACGGCTGGAAAAGCAAATTGACGAAACGTTGATAGACATTGAAGCCGGCCGCCTTGCCGGCGAGATCTCGCCGGGCCTTATCGCCCGGAACCTTCGATTAAACAAATTGCTGAATGCCGTAACGGCCGAAATTGAGAAAATGGCCCCGGCTTTCGGCGGCGTTATCGGGCTCGGGCAAAAACAAGCGATCGAAACCGCCCGGCGGCAAATGTCGCAAACGCCCGAGATCGGCGCTGATTTGCAATTTTTCGACTCCGAAGCGACTAAAAAGTTGATCGGGATAGCCGGCAACGGGCAACCTTTAGCGAAGGTTTTCGCTAAACTCGCAACGCCGATCCGGCAAGCGGTTTTTGATGCGCTTTTCGCCGGCATTGCAACGGGATCGTCAAACCCCGTCATTGCCCGGGAGATCAACAAAGCGCTCGGCACCGGGGCCGCCGCGGCAATGACTATCGCGCGGACCGAAACAAACCGGGCCTATCGCGAAGCGTCCCGGGAGTTTTACAAGGAAACCCCGGCCGTTATCGGCTGGCGCTGGATGTCGGCCCGCGATTTGCATACATGCGTTATTTGTTGGCGGAATCACGGCCGCGTTTTCAAAAATAGCGTCAAAATGGGAACGCACCCGAATTGCCGTTGTGTCATGGTCCCGGTTTTTGCGGGCGAAGCCGAAGTTGAAACCGGCTCGAAACTTTTCGCGAAGCTTACCGCGGCGCAACAAAAAACGATTCTCGGGCCGCGGCGCTTCGATCTCTACAATCAAGGGGCGCGGCTTTCCGACTTTGTTGAACCGTACAAATCGCCTTTCGGTCCCGGGCAACGTATCAAGTCACTGGACCGGGTAACATTCAAACCCCGGGGCGGTCCAGCACCGCAACCGAAGCCGCCCGCGCCAAAACCCGCGGCTCGAGTAACGCCGCCGCCGGCGTTGAAGCCGGATAAACCAGCGCCGCGGAATTTCGATTTTAAGACGACGAAAGAAGCCGAAATTTGGGCGTCGGAAAACTACCCGGGAACCGTTTTCGACTTCGATAAAATCCATGTCAAGGCGATCAACCCGACGCTTCGCGAATTCGACAAGCTGGCGAAGGAATACCCCGAGGTTATCGCCCGGCTCAAATACGTCGGGACCTATCGACAAAAACCCGTCCCGTACAATGAAAAATTAACGATCGATCCGCAAAACCCGCGCGGCTACAAACGCTGGTTGAAATTTACCCGCAATTCTTTCGCTCATGCGTCGCGCGACGGCTTTCGGATCGGGTTAAACCCGACATATTACGGCAATCTGAAAAAGCTTCAATCGTCGCTGGATATATCGGCCGCGACGGGGCATTTAACGTCAAACAAAATTGAATTAGTCATGCGGCATGAATTCGGGCACCAAGTTGACAATTGGATTCAATCGCAAGGCGTCAATAGCTTCGCGGAATTCGTACACGGCGACGGCCGGGGCAACGTCGGCGAAGCATGGCGGGCTTTTAAGAATAAATACAAACCGACGGCCGCGTTGTCGCGTTACTCGCTAACAAACCGCGAAGAAATGATTGCCGAAGGGTTTGCCGGGATCGACTCGAAACCCGAAAATGACTATGCCCGGGCGCTCAACAAGTTTTTAACCGGCTATAAAGATTTGAAGCAATTCGGGCCGACGCAATATAAAGAATTCCGGGACGCCCCGGATAAAGACGCTATACGCGCGGAAATCCGGGCGATATATAACAAATTGGGGTTGGACTATGACACAGATATCTAGCGCCGGCATGACCGCGCCGCCGCTCTGCTTAAACTGCAAACATTTCATTTTTGCCGATATCACGGCCAACACATGCGCCGCCTTTCCCGCGGGCGTTCCCGACGATATCTATTCAAACCGGGCCGATCACCGGCGGCCTTTCCCGGGCGATAACGGCACCCGGTTTGAAGCGATCGACGCCGCGGTTGATCCGCCGGAATTCGGCGACGCTGGAAGCAATGAATGATTGGACGTTTATCATTTTGCGAGGTAAATTATTTTTATGACAAATGACACAAAAGGGCCGGGCGGCCGGGCCGAATTTTACGAGGTTTTGAAGGTCAACGACGGGGCGCGGACCGTTGCAAAGCAAGCTTACGACGCGCCGGGCGGCCCCGATGCCGGCGCTCAAACCGGGTTAATCCGTTCGCTTGCCGGCGCGACGGGCTGGAATGCCCGGGACGTTACAGGCTTTTTAATCAATTTAACCAGCGACGAACGAACAATTATTGACGGCAATTTTGTCGGGCGTTTAGCGGTTTCGGAGTAATGCCATGTTGAAATTGATAATTGAAATTTTGCAAGGTATTCTTGATTTGATCGGTCCCGGGGAGACGATCATTTTTGAGATCACACTATATTTCCCGGATAAATCAACAATTACAGGAGTAATAAACAAAATGGAATTGAAAGAAGGTCAGATAAGAAAAGGCCGCCTAACACCGAAGACAGCAAGGGGCAACCCCGCCCGCATCGAACCCGGATCGGTCCGCGTTTCGTCCAGCGACGAAAGCGTTGTTTCGATCACGAAAAACCCGAAAAACGAATTAGAGTTTGAGATTGCCGGCCTTGACGGGTCCAACAACGAAACCGTCACAATCGAGGTAAGGGCCGACGGAATACCGGGCGAAGGGGTCCGCGAGATCGTCGGCGCGGTTGCCGTAACATGCACACAAGGCGACGCCGCCGTTTTTGATCTCGAATTCGGCGATCCGATCGACGTCGGTAATGGCGAAGCGCCCGCGCCGGCGGGAAACGTCCCGGGCGACGGATTGCCCGACGTCCCGGCGGAACCCGGCCCCGCGGACAACGCCCCGGCCGGCGATGCGGCGAGCTCGGCCGGAACGGAAACGGAAACGGGCGACGGATCGGAAGCCGGCAATGAGGACGTCCCGGCCGACGAAAAGAACCCGGAAACCGA